AAAAGACAAACATTCCTTTTGAGGTTTATGCATTTACCTCTGATTGGAATACCCGTGCAGCCGACCGTGCTGCAGACGGAAATTTGATTATTCAGCATTCTCCTAAAACTGAAGGTTACTTTGCAATGCCACAAGAGTTTTCGATGCTGAATATCCTTTCGTCTTCTACTAAGACAAAGGACTTTGATCAACATATTAAAAATATGTTCAGGATTGGAACCGCAATGGAAGTGTATAATACCTACAAGTCCACTCCCTTTACAGTTCCTTATCGCATGACTCTCTCTGGAACTCCTCTGAATGAGGCTATTGCATCTCTTCATACTATCATTCCAGAATTCTCTTCCCGCACTAAGACTGAAAAGGTTCATTGTGTTATTTTGACTGATGGTGAGGCTTGCAATTCTCTTCGTTACGTTAGTATCAAACGCAAATACGATGGGGAAGAGTATGTTGGAACCCGTAGTATTGGTGCTTATGGATTTCTCCGCTGCAGGAATACTGGTAACGTTTACCCTATCCCTAATGGATGGTGGGAAGTTACTAATGTTTTAATTCAAAATGTTCGAGACTGTTTTCCTGGAATGAACATGATTGGTATTCGTGTTCTTGAAAATCGTGATTTCCGTCCATGGATTCGCCGCATGTCTCTTCCCTATGAGAAAGAAATTGAATTCCAGAAGACTTGGGTTAAAGATAAGTCTGTAACCTTCTCCTCTATAATGGGGTATAGTGAATTGATTGGTATTTCTGGTAACTCTCTGGAATCTTCTTCTGAATTTTCCGTGCCAGAGAAAGCAACTAAGTCTCAGATTCTGTCTTCATTCAAAAAATCTTATGGTGGTAAGAAAACCAATAAGAAAATCCTTTCCAAATTTGTGTCAGTGATTGCCTGAGACAATTTTCAAACTGTCCTCAGCGCCCACCCTGGGCGCTTTTTTTGTATTATAATACCTACATACCAAAGAGGTTCCGAATGCCCAGGCTGTCTACCGTGTCTATTGTTGAGTCCCTGAGAGATCTTTATGGAAACAAAATCACCACGGCTGATGTGCGTGCTTTCTGCGCTCAAAATGACATTAGTTACCCAACCGTAACTCGCCACCTTGAAGATTATAAAATCAATCGTGGCAAATGGGACTTGACTGTTGCCGAAAAACTAGAACAGTCTTTTAAAGCACCTGCCGTTATTCCCGCTCGGGAAATTTCTAACTTGATTCCACAGAAAGATGATAATTTTGTCCCGTTCGGGAATTTTTCTGATCTGAAAAAGATCATTCAGTCTCGTATTTTCTATCCAACTTTCATTACTGGATTGTCTGGTAATGGTAAAACCTTTGGTGTTGAACAAGCGTGTGCTGCCCTAAATAGGGAGTTGATTCGTGTGAACATCACCATTGAAACTGACGAGGATGATCTTGTTGGTGGGTTTCGTCTTGTTAATGGCGAAACTGTCTGGCATAATGGACCCGTCGTGGAGGCTCTTCAACGTGGAGCAGTGTTGCTTCTAGATGAAGTTGACCTGGCATCTAACAAGATTCTGTGTCTCCAATCTATCCTTGAAGGTAAAGGTGTCTTCCTGAAGAAGACTGGCGAGTATGTCCAACCTGCCGAAGGATTCCAAATCTTTGCTACTGCCAATACCAAAGGCAAAGGTAGTGATGATGGTCGTTTTATTGGCACTAATGTCCTTAATGAGGCATTCCTTGAGCGATTTGCAATTACTCTTGAGCAAGAGTATCCTACTCCTGCAACTGAGATCAAGATTCTCTCTCGCCTCTGTAGTGATGAGAACTTCTGTAAGAACCTTGCCGACTGGGCTCAACTGATCCGTAAAACCTTCTTTGATGGTGGAGTGGATGAAGTCATTAGCACCCGCCGTCTGGTTCATATTGTTCGTGCCTATGCCATCTTTGGTGATAAAATCAAAGCAATTCGCACTTGCCTGAACCGATTTGATGACGATACCAAGCAAGCATTTGTTGACCTTTATGATAAGGTCGATGCTGATGTTGACCTTTTGAAGGAGGAGTGATAGAATGAATGCGTGGAGTATGCTTTATGATGAACTGAACATGGATGAACAGTACACGGCCACAGGAGAAAAGTGGGTTAGTCGAAATGGGGGTTATGAATGGACCCCAGAAACATCCGACTCATACGTTAAGACTGTGACCTTACCTGAACAAAAGAAAGATTTCTTCAAGTTTAATGAAGAAGCAATTCTCAAAGAGATGCGAGACTACATCTTTGAGACCTACAGGGCGCACTATGCCTCTGGAAAAGGGATTCAAACTCTAGATCTGATTGAATCCTGTGGAGATGCTGCTGCATTCTGTCGCAGCAATATTCTCAAGTACGCAACCCGTTATGATAAGAAGGGATGTGCTAAAATGGATATCAAGAAGATTATCCATTACGCTGTTCTTCTTTACCACTTTACCAACCAGGACAAAGAAACTGATGCAAGAGGCTATGAAACTTTCTAAGACCACCTTTGAAATTCTTGACAACTTCTCTGGTATTAACCAGTCTATTCATGTCAAGAGTGGAAACAAACTCCGCACTATTTCTGTGATGAAGAACATCCTTGCGGAGGCTGATGTTGATGAAGACTTCTCCAATGACTTTGCAATTTATGATCTTAGTCAGTTTCTGAATCTTGTTCGTGTTGTTCATGGTATTGAGGATAGTGAACTTAAGTTCAGCAATGAGAAGTTTGTGACTATTTCTGATGGTCGAAACAAGACTAATTACTTCTTTGCTGATCCTTCAGTAATTGTTTCTCCTCCTGATAAGAACCTTAGTCTTCCTACTGAAGATGTAAGTTTCCGCATTACTCAACAGCAACTGACCAAACTTAAGCAGTCGGCTTCAATTTTGAATCTTCCCGATCTTTCCATTGTCGGTGATGGTGAGAAGGTCGTCGTGAAAATCCATGATCGAAAAACTGATAGTTCTAACGATTTTGGATTCCCTGTTGGGGTGACTGATAAGAAGTTCTCCTTTAACTTTAAACTGGAGAATATCAAACTGATCAATGGAGATTATGATGTGATTATCAGTCGTAAACTTCTGTCAAAATGGTCAACTTCTTCTGGATCTGTCCGCTATTATATTGCACTAGAACCCGACTTTGAGTTTGAAGAGTGAACATCTTTGTAACTGACCCTGACCCCTATAAGTCTGCCATTGTGCTTCCTGACAAACATATTGTCAAGATGCCTTTGGAGACTTGTCAAATGCTCTCTATTATTGCTTCTGACAAATGGGGTCATGGATTTGGAACTTTGCCCAGAGCTGATGGAACCCCTTACAACACGGATAAGGGGGCATTTCGCAACCATCCATGTACAATTTGGGCGAGTAGTTTTGTACTAAATTGGCAATGGTTAATCGCACATGGACTTGCCCTGTGTGAGGAGTATTCTAACCGCTACAGGAAAGTTCACTCTTGTTTGAAAACTCTTGTGGTAGCAAAACAAATTTTTCCACATGCTGATCCTGCAGGACGTTCTGGAAAAGAACCTACTCCTTTTGCCCGAGCTATGCCGATTGAATGGAAAGATGATCAATCTATTGATACTTTCACGGCATATAAGAGATATATCTCGTCTAAACCCTGGGTTAAGGATAATTACCTCCGTATTCCAGAACGTAAACCTGACTGGATTTTATAATGAAACATATCCTATTCACTCTGAAAGAATGTTCGGAAAAACTTCTTGACGATGAATCTCATATTCGTAACGTCTTGGTACATGCTGCCCATCTTTGCGGAAGCACGTTACTTGACGTTTCGTCACATAAATTTGATCCTCAAGGTGTCACTGCTATTGCTCTTCTTGCCGAATCGCATATTAGCATTCACACATGGCCCGAAGAAGGTATAGCAGTTTGTGACGTTTTCACCTGCGGAGATCATACAAATCCTCGTGCTGGTGTAACATATATGTATGAAATGATGGATGCCAATGATATGGTGTCCCAAGAATTCCTTCGTCCTTTGAAATGATTAAAATGAGTGGTGATGAATTTCTTTGGGTTGAAAAGTATCGCCCTAAGACCGTTGAAGATTGTATCCTTCCCGAAGGGACTAAGGAAATCTTCAAAGGGTTTCTTTCGAAAGGTGAGATTCCTAATCTACTTTTGAGTGGCCCTCCTGGTATTGGTAAAACTACCATTGCTAAGGCACTCTGCAATCAACTTGGAGCAGATTTTTATGTCATCAATGGATCCGACGAGGGTCGATTCCTCGATACTGTCAGAAACAATGCGAAGAACTTCGCTTCGACCGTCTCACTTACGTCGTCTGCTAGACACAAAGTCATCATCATTGATGAGGCAGATAACACAACCAACGACGTTCAACTCCTCCTACGGGCGTCTATTGAGGAGTTTAGTAAAAACTGCAGATTCATCTTCACCTGCAACTTCAAGAATCGAATCATTGAACCCCTCCACTCCCGCTGCGCCGTTGTTGAGTTCGGTGTCAAAGGTAAAGAAAAAGCCCAGTTGGCAGGATCCTTCTTCAAGCGTCTACAGGACATCTTGGATGCGGAAGGCATCGGATTCGATCAAAGAGTACTTGCAGAACTTGTCCAAAAACACTTCCCAGACTGGAGGAGAGTCCTGAATGAGTGTCAACGATATGCGAGTGTTGGTAAGATTGACTCAGGAATCCTCGCATCCTTCTCAGATGCATCCATTGACGATCTCATTCAGAAACTTGCTAGTAAAGACTTTACTTCTGTTCGTAAGTGGGTTGTGTCTAATCTTGATAATGATCCAGGCCCTCTTCTTAGGCGTGTCTACGATGGTCTTGCTACCGCTGTTGATGGTCCTAGTCTTGCTGCAGCGGTTCTTATCGTGGCAAAGTACCAGTATCAAATGGCTTTCGCAGCAGATCAAGAGATTAATCTCCTTGCTGCGTTGACTGAGATTATGTGTGAGTGTGAGTTTAAGTGATAAATGCCAATAACTAAATTAATAAATCCAAAATCTCAAAATTACTACAATCTTAAGAACTATGTTCTAAGTTCAAAAATAGGTTGGTATTATTTTGAAGATTCAACTCAGATGAATGGCAAATCCAATTCAGAAGATGGATATGCAAACCTACCTTTTTATGGTCATTGTGTGGTACAAAGACCTTTAGATTGGGATAAATCTAGGCCTCCAGTTGGATCTTTTGTTCCAGAGATAACGTCTCCTTTGTGGAAAGAATGTGTTGAACCATTCTTACAAGATCTTGGTGAATCTAATGGGTGGAGAGATGAGGTTGCTATTAAATCTATATTGAGAGTAAATATCAATGCCATGGATCCTTCAGAGGGTACAACTGTTCCTCATTTGGATCATCTTTACATAGATCATAAAAACATCCTTGTTTATTTTACCGATGCTGGTGGGGATACAATTGTAGATGGCGTACACTATTCTCCACAAGAAGATGATATAATATCATTTGGCGCAGAGTGGCACTGCCTTCAACCGTCTAAATTTAAAAGACGTGTAGTTATGATCGTGACCTTTATATGATGAAGTTGACTCCTGACGATGCTGTATGGGCTGCAGACCAGTTCATTGCATACTTCCAAGACATTGACCAGATTGAGAATTACTTCCGTTCTGTAAAGATGGACAGGGTGAGCAATATCACCCCTACTCTTTTTGATGAGAAACTGGAGGAT